GTTTGTGCAACTAAATATCCGTATGAGTAGACCCATTTGCAATGCTTGTAACCGTCGTTTTGTAGCAATCAACTATATCAAGAATAATATAGTACACTATCGTACAAGATGTGATAGTTGCACACGTAAAAATCGCAAGATGAAAGCACAAGTTCCACGTTGGCAACTTGAAGGTTATCAAAAGAAAAAAATTTGTGATCGTTGTGGTTTTATTGCAAAGAGTGGTGCACAAATAATTGTATACCATGTTGATGGAAACTTAAAAAATGCAAACCTTGCAAATCTACGTAGTGTCTGTTTAAACTGTAGTGTTGAGATAGTAAGGCTAGACTTGCCTTGGAAGATCGGAGATCTCGTGCAAGACTAAATTTTTAAGTTCTGCAATTGTTCCTTCGTTGTGTAGGATACTATCAAATCGTGTGTTCACGTCTATCCATTTGTATTCACTTTCGTGTATATAAAAGCCGTTCATTAGATTGCTTGTTTCTGGATTGTTATTGTCAAATATAGCTCTTGCAAACCATTCTGGATCCTTACCTCTTTTAACTTGCCATACTTTGCCACCTAATTCACGTATCATGTTTTGTTCGTTACGAAAACGCACATCAGGAACGACATAGTCGCCAGGATTTTCTAATATGTGTTTTTTAAGTAAACTTACCCAGACTCCGTCATAGAAGCCATTACGCAAACAATCAGTACCAAACAACTGAAGAACTAATCGAGGAGTAACTTCCATTTTTGTTTCGTTAGACCAAAATTCATCAGGTTGTTCTCGCCAGGTTCTGCTTTCATCAGTATCGCCTTCAAGCATAGCTCTATCCCAACCAAATATAGTGGCAACACCGTCTTTGAGTTTGTCAGCAAAACTTACTTTTTTAAATCCTTGCTCCACAAGGATATCACCAACTGTGCCTTTGCCACTGCCTATCAGTCCGCATATGCCTATTATCATTTCAGTCCAGATACCTTCAAATGTTTTATTGTTTGTTGTAACAAATCTATTTGTCTTCTGCAATCTTCAAGAGCATGATGACTAGCACGTGGTTTTGGTAAGTCAGGATACAAACTATATACCGTTCTTGCATCTCTTACGTTCCAAAACTGCCAAGGTATAGGTAAGCCCAATTGTTTCATTGCATTTTCAAGTATAACCATATCAAATGTTGTGCCATTGGCCCATGTAAGATTGCAATGAAAACATATCTTGCTAAGTTCTTCTAGAGCTTGATGTAAAGGTATTCTTCCCTCTTCTGAGAATGCTTCGTCTTGTGCTTGTTGTGGTTGTGTTGCCCACCATTCTACAGTAGCATCATCAACTTCTCTATCAGGTTGACTATCAACATCAACTCTTGCATAGTAATCTTGTTTGTGGTATCCAACACTAAAAGGGTCAAAGGTTTGTGCTGCTATTGTAAGAATACAGGCATTAGGTCCTGTGCCTACAGTTTCTATATCTATCATAATATCCATGCTATCATTATAGCAGGATACCAATCAATGTCAACCTATTTTCTTGGCTTTACTGTTTTCTTTGTACCAACTGTGCCTTTTAGGCTTGTCTTTGGTGGTTTGTATGCACGTTGTACTTTTCCGCCTGATGACACAGTTTGTTTGCGGATCTTGTTTAGCATACCTAACAGTTTACTTGCTGGATTTACACGTTTAGTTTTTTTTGCTTTACGTGCCGCTTGTTTGCTTTTGGTTTTGCGAGTCACTTTCATTTGTGCTCGCTTACGTTGATCTATTGGTGCATCACAGTCTTTAGCATTGCCTACAACACGTCCACGTCTTGCACCGCTGGTACAACGCCATTTGGTTTTGAGCTTGTTGCCTTTTCTACTAAACACCATTTCGTGTTCGTTGATGATTTCAGGCTCAGTAACAAATTCTTCAACTCGCATTAGCCAATTACCCAAGTAAGTGGTTGCGATCCATCTACATAGTTTTTAAGTTCTTCTATTTTTGCATCCATGATAGCAGTACCTTCTGCTTTCATTTGTGCACCGTTAAGTGCAGTTCCACCTTGTGGACCAGCAATAGTAGCAAACTTTTCTCTTGCTTCACCTATTATAAGTTTAGCATTGCCAACCATGTAATCTCTTATCCACTGCGAAGTTGAAAAGTCTGAAAGCAATTGTACTTCAGGACGTAGATTATAACACCAAAGAAGTACAACTTCTCCTGTGGCTTTGATATCTCTCATTATGGTAAGTTGTTTGGTGGCAGTATTGTAATTGTAATTCATAAATCCGCCAAACATTTTTGCAGTCAGTTCAACATACTGTGAATAAAAATCATATGTTGCAAGTCCGCCCATTTGATTTCCGTTAAGCAAATATGTGTTTAATGCGGCTGCACTAAAAGGTTCAAACGCCGTGCCTTCTCCGCCGTTGCTGAAACCAATTGTACGTCTAAATATTTGACGTACAGTTTGTATCTCCGCAGGCAATGTATAGATATTTGTATCTTCGCTTAGTGTTAGAAAGTTATAACTTTCTTCGAACGCATTTTCAGCACGTTGTCTATACGTGCCTATTGTACGTTGATAGATACTTTCATAATGACTAGCATCAAGTTCAGTATCAATTATGCCTTCGCCTAACTGCAACTTGACATAGTCAAATGCTTCTTGCTTTTTAGTATCTAGTGTTTGATCTAGTGTTTGTTGTGCTTCTGCCATAATACCATCCTATGACAGTATTTATGCAATTTACCAGGCCTTGAGTATAACCACGTGTTCGTTGCCTCTGCCATTATATTTTATTTCAGTGGCTTTGATCGCTGCAAACTGTTTTCTATTGTTAGGTTTACCACCTTTTATTAGTTCATTAAGCTGTTCTGCTGGCTTACGTAGTGTTTTTTGTACACTTTTGTTTGGATCAAAGCCAATTACACTGTTGCTTTTTATACTATAGGTCTTAATTGTTTCATCTGCAATAACATAAATTAATTTCCGTGTTTTTGTATTATAAAGCCATGCTTCAGACCCATGAACCAATTTTTCTGGACTAAGACTGGTAAGTTCTAATTCTTCGAACTTTCTAAGATACTTAAACTTACGTACTAATTGTGCAGGTGTTTTTTGCTTGGCAACTCTTGGTGCTCTATCTGCTTTTTTAACCTGTACATAACTGGCACAATCAGCAACTGCTCTTTCTAAAAACTTTTGTAAACTACGTATCTGTAACTTTCCTAAATGACTGTAGCCTTCTTCTAGTTGTGCTATCATATCAAGTTCTTGTTCTGACATTTTAGCCTGTTCTTTTTTACTAGGAGGATTCATTAGGTCATTGATTTCACTAAGTTGTGCTCGTAGTGGCACTGCAATAATATCAATAGTTTGTGGAGGACATCCTTCTTCTCTAAGAAGTTTCATTATACTGTATTTGTCTGGATCTTTGTAATCATTATTTACAAACTCATCAACAAGTTCGTGTACTGCTCCTTCGATGTCCATGGTTTTTTCACGCATGTTCTCTTGTATTGTTTTGCGTTCACCTTTTGGCTTAGTGTTATCAACAACCAATTTTGGAGCAGGAGCAGTTCTTGCAATTGCTTCTGTGATACTTTTCTTAACATAATTGCTTGTAGGTTCTACATCTCCCATTGTACCTGGCAGTGTTTGCCAATAAGCATTGTGATCAGGATGCACGTCTGGCATGCCTTGTCTAAGACATCTTGCATATATGCTGGCATATACCATACCATTATACCCATGACGTTTCATTGTGGCAATCTCATCTTTACTATAGTCGTTTTCTTTCATCCATGCTAGTAAGTCTGGAAACAGTTCAACTGGCTTACGTTCATGATAGTACCAATCTACAGAAGCACGTTTATGTCTATGATAGGCTTCGCCGCTCATATCCAATGCAGTAGTCCAAGTTGGATCTTGTGCTTTGCTTCGTTGTTTTCTAATGACCGGCTTCTTCTTACGAGTGCCTGGCTTCATTAAACTTTTACTTTTTGCCATCGAATGCTCCTATAGTTCTAACTGTGTACAGAGTATAACATGTATGTAGTTAGTGTCAACCACGATTATTTTATTCTTTTACAATAAAAAGGTTGACTTATATTCAAATTGTGTTATTATATATGTATAGTTAGAAACAAGGAGAGCTAGATGACAAAGATAGATTTTATAAGTGCTGAAGATGGTGGTATTAAGTTTTACGGTGGTAGAGATGATGTTGCTATGGAACTTAATTGTGTTGGTTTTGCAAAAACTGCTGAGATGGTTAATTATATAATCAAGACTAGAGGCTTAGCAGATAGAGTAATGCACAGTAGTTCAATGGACTTTGCAGATGAATATGGTTTTGACAACCACGATGGTGCATGGATACTATGGCAGGATGGTTATGAGTTGGATGATAAAAAAGCCGCAGAGGTAGCATAATGAAATACAAAGTTCAAATTAAAGCCGCAGTGAATGAAAACATTAAATTAGTTTCATACGAAACTGGCAAACACGATTCCGTCAGTGAAGCAGAAAAAGAATTATTTGAAATGATAGAGACTGCAAGACTACAAGATGGCATCGATGCAATTGAGTTGTTAGTTTACTCTCCTACAATAGTTGAGTGTTACAAAGACGAAATGTTGGAGGCAAAATATGGATAATTCAAGATTTCAACTATACGAAAGACGTATAGATAATTGTTGGCATGCCGCTGATGGCTTTGCTGAAGGCACTTGGGGCAAAGACTACTGGCGACAAAATGCTCTGTACCTTTTACGTAAGATGAATAAAGAACTTAACGGAGGATCAGAAAAATGAAATTTATGTTAGTTACAATGATGTTGGCTAATCCAATGACATATGCTGATAAGACAACATGTCTTGAGGCAGTAGACGCACTTAAAAGTGTAGACATAGAAGCGGTTTGTATTCCTGCTGGAGTTGAACAACAATCAACCACTGATAGAATGATTGCTAACATGATGAAAATGATTGATAGGTTAGAACAAAGAAATAAAAAAGACCAAGGTTACGTAGGCGGAGGCACAACCAAGGATGCATTAAAATGAATAGTACGATCTTAGGTTTGCAGTTTGATGTCAGCAAATATCACAAAGGTATACAACTTGTACTAGACTTTAAGAAGTATGAGTTGAGTATTGTGCAACACGAAGCCAGTTATGGCGGTCCAGACGGACTGTTTGAGATCATGATAAGTGACGGTAAAGGACATGGAATAGAGTTGCCTGGAATAACCAATCCAGGAGATACTGTAAAGGGCTTTTTAACCCTGGAAGATGTAAGTGCGATTTGTAAAAAGTTAGTAATAATCACTGGCGTCGAACCAGTCAAGGTAGCTATCTAAAACCATAAATACAGTAAGAAGGATTACTGTATGCCTAGATTAAGTCTTTATCGTCCAAATCGTCAAAACGATTACAAATTCATTGACCGTACTATTATGGAAATGTATCAGGTGGGTGGAGTTGACATGTTTGTCCACAAGTATCTTGGACCACAACCTCATGGAGATGACAGTTCCAGTGTAAGCGGTGGCACTCAAGATGCAACACAACCTGCATACAGCAGTGAAAGTCCTTTGTTTATAGAAGATTTATTTTTACTTGAAAACAGAGACAGAAAATACGATGATGATATATATCAAATGCGAGGTGTATACAACTCGCAAGATATAGATTTTGATCTTAGTCAATTTGGATTATTCTTAAATAACGACACACTGTTTATTACTTTTCATTACAACTTTATGATTGAAACACTTGGTCGTAAACTCATGAGTGGAGATGTTCTTGAACTACCAAACCTTAAAGATTACAACCCTCTTGATAGTAATATTGCTCGAGCTATACCGAAGTACTATGTAATACAAGATGCAGCCTTTGCAAGTGAAGGATTTTCACAAACTTGGTTGCCACATCTATGGCGTGTAAAAGCAACACCTCTTGTAAGTGCTCAAGAGTATAACGATATACTCAAGAAACCATTTGAAGTTGAAAATATCTGGGATAACGGAAACTATTATCCAAGCGGAAGTATTGTTTTACATAACAATACCTATTACAAAGCAATCAAGGATGTAGATCCAGGTGTAGAAATCACCAGCACTGAACACTGGGAAGAATTTGAACCACTAACTGAACAAGAAACATTTGGCACAGTTGTTAAAGATAGAGAGATCAATGATGCTATTCTTG